TTTTGTGAATATTTGTATGTTCCAAACACTTCATCATTGTAAATAGACTGTAAAGACCTAAAATTGAAGCCTTCTCTTGTTTGATAGAACAACATATCAGAACCATGATAAGAAGTTGGTCGTGCATATGTTGACAACCAACTGATTGCTTCAAATGGCTTCATGTTAGGTATAAGAAAGTCGTATATACCTGTTGTATCTTCTATGATACCAATTTTGTTAGAGTTGACTTTTAACTTGTTGTTTAGTATATCTTTTACAATATCCGAGATACTGGTACTAGGATAACCTTGGCTAATTTTGATTTGCTCTGACAATGCCAATTCTTCAGAGCAAAAGCTAAACTCATATGTCTCTGCGTTTTGATTGCCAGTGGGCTTTCTTTTCTCAATTTTATAGATTCTAAAGACTTCTACAATATTATCAGGTGCATCTTTAATTTTACCAATGTCAATTCTAATGAATTCGTTACCAGTCAATTGTAACGATTCAATAAAACCTTGTGCATCAGTAACTGCCAATGTGCCAGATGTTATAAAACTATACAAGTCTTCATAGTATGATAAGTTATTCATCATACGCTTAAAATCAATCTTTTTACCGCTCGAGGTCAGCAAGTCTAACGACTGTATGGAATAGTCTAAAGGATAATGAATACCTGCCATATTATGCCATTAACTTTTTAAGTTCCGTTTCAACTTCATCTGCATAATCAACGTTGATTAGATTGATTGTGCGTTTGGCTTCATTTTGTTGCAGTTCCCATTCATAAAACGTTAGCGCATTGGTTGTTATTGTAACATCAACACGACCAGTAGGTAAAACATAGGACGCTGATTGTGTTACCGGTGTACTTTCATATGTAGCTTGAGATATGGCAACTGTGTTTATTGTTGTCGTTTGTGTTGACTCGTCATATTGTGTAGTAATCAATTGATATTGATATACTGTATTGTATGGGTCTGTTGACTGATACTTATTAGTAATGTATGCATGGAATTCTGCATAATTTAATGGCCAATCCCATTGTGGATCCAAATACTGGTTTGAAAACATAACCAACCAATAACGATAAGAATCGCCATAATATTTGTATGCTACAGTTTCTGGTGTGTCACCGTCTTGCACATCATATTGATAGAACAATAATGGATTACTAAAAATAGAAGGAATGACACTTGCACGAGCCAATAAATCTGTAAGAATTACTGGATTATTAGTAATTGGATTATAATATACGAATTTAGGTAATGTACTGAAATATTGCATTAGAATCCTGCCTGAATAGCACCCCTATCAACAAGAGCGATTTCTTTGAATTGTAGTGTCATATTGATTTGTGTTGGTGAACCATCTGCATGGGTTGACCATATGCCATTTGGTGCATAATTAACATCTACGTTAGTTAAAACACTTTCTTTCAGTTTAGTAACAAAAGGATTTTGTCCGTTAGCATTATCAATTTGAATGAACTGAATTGCAAAAGAATCTGGTACAATGAATGCCATGCCTGCAGCACCTGTTTTAATCAAAGGCGCAGCATGACTTCTAAATGTTTGAATGATATTCTTAACTAATGTAGATTCGGTTGCATTTTTAGGTGTAAACTGAAAAGACATCTGATAAGACCTAAAATCAATACCATCAAATAACAATTGTTGTTGTGGGTTGATAGCATAACCAGCAGAATTTAAGGCTAACTTTGTTGCCTTAGAATCTACTACGGACGTTACTGCCTTGCCAATTGAACCTAAAACACTAGGCAAGGCACCTGCGGCCTCTTCGGCAGCATCTTTTAAACTCACTTCGGTATATGAAGATTGATACTGGAAGTTGATTGTATCTGGCATGTATAAAGATATAACGTCTTTACTTTTTGTTCTTTTTGGTTGAAAAGATAAATCGGTCACTTGATCCACATTACCTGCATCGTTAAAATTTTCTGCAGCTATACGTGAACCAGCGGCTTTGGCTGCATCTGATAGGCTAAAACTATTATTTTGGTCATATCCTGCTGGCACTGTCTCAAGTGCAGTAAATACAACCATATGTCCTTTTTGTGCTGAGCCCAAATCACTCGGATATTGTAATATTGTAGGCGTATAACCACTACTATATAATGAAGCCAATGGTCCAGATGAACCAAACGTATTGTTCAAATTATTATAATTTGTTGGAGTTGAGGCTGAATCCGAAAAGGTAATCGGCATTTTAGATCCTATTGATAGACATTACAGAATATTTATATGGCATATTCAGGTCGTTTTACACCACAAAATCCACAAAAGTATGTGGGTGACTACAAAAACATCATTTATCGCTCTTCTTGGGAATGCCGTGTGATGACATGGCTAGATAAGAGTCCAGATATTGTGTCTTGGGCTTCAGAGGAAGTCATTATTCCTTATATATCACCAGTTGATGGCAAGAGACATCGTTACTTTCCAGACTTTCTTGTTAAGGTTCGTACTAAAGAAGGTCAATTAAAGACCATGATGATTGAAGTTAAACCTAAAAAACAGGCTATGGAACCAGTGAAAAGAAAAAGAGTCACAAAACAATACATTCAAGAGGTTGTAACTTATGGCATTAATCAAGCCAAATGGAAAGCAGCCACAGAATACTGCTTAGATAGAGGTTGGGCATTTAAGGTTATCACAGAAGATGACCTTGGCCTCTAACTAAATATCAGATGGCTACACAATCTAAACTCACCGAACTTGCAGAAGCAAAAAAATTGACTGGTTTAAAAACCATGTCAATGGATTCTGTTACATGGTTAAAACAAAAGATAGATGAGATTAAAAAACCATCTAATATTCCTATTGGTATCAATAAAGAGACTGATAGGAGAACGAATGTACTTAGAATCGGTATGTTGTACTGCTTCTATTATGACCCTAAAACAAAGGCAGATTTGCCATATTGGGATAGATTCCCAATGGTTTTGGTGCTAGAAAAGTATAGTGATGGATTTTTAGGTATCAACTTGCATTATCTTCCTGTTAAGTTTCGTATTGCTTTCTTACAGAAGCTAATGAAATATGCACTACTTACAAAAGAAGATGATATTAGAAGAATGAGAATTTCTTACGATATTCTTACCTCTACAAGAAGGCTTGCAGAGTTTAGGCCTTGTTTGAAGCGTTATCTTTATAGTCATTTAAGGTCTAAGGTGTTAACCATCAAACCTAACGAATGGGATATTGCAACAATGTTACCTCTACAACAATTTAGAGGTGCAGTACCAACTAAGGTTTGGAGAGATTCAGTATTAGAATGGAAAGAACATATGGCTCATTTCAGTCAAGAGGATTAAGATGCCGGGAAATATCAATCAAATAGTAACCAGTTTTACAACCGACTTTGCAAGAGCAAGTAGGTTTGATGTGTCTATTGTTCCACCAACAGGATTATCATCAACATTAAACAATTATAGTTCAATTGATCCTAGAACATTGCAACTTCGCTGTGAAATATCACAGTTGCCAGGCAAACATTTGTCAATCATTGAGCAAAAAACCTATGGCCCATATCAAAAGTTTCCATATCACACAACTTACAATGACATTGATATGACTTTCATTGTTGATGGTGATATGCGTATAAAGTATTTCTTTGATGCATGGATGAACTACATCAACCCAACAAACAATTTTAACCTTGAATATAGAGACAACTATTGTACGAACATCATTATCAATCAATATGATGTTGCAAACACAGCACCATCATATGCAGTTACATTGGTTGAGGCATATCCAATAAATGTCAATCAATTAGATTTAGATTGGTCTTCTGAAGGTGTACACAAATTACATGTAACATTTGCTTACACATATTGGATTAATGATTTGGAATCTCTTAACACACCAGTATCTCCTAATGATAGTGTGTCAACATTGAATGGTGTAACACCACAAAATCCTAATGCGTACCCTACGGGAAATTAATTATTGAAAGGAAAATATTATGGCTTTGCCTAAACTTGATGTGCCAACGTATGAGGTAACTTTACCGTTATCTCAGAAAAAAATAAAATACAGACCATTCACCGTCAAAGAACAAAGAAATCTTTTGATGGCTATGGAATCTGATGAGACAGAAACAATTCAACAGGCGGTAGGTGACATTCTGCACAACTGTTCACTTACAGATGTAGATATTGATGGTCTGCCTATCATTGATGTTGAATATTATTTTCTTCATCTACGTGCTA